AGAATAAGATAACTGAAATAGAACTAGAGTTAGAGGATCTTTCTAAGAGAAACTTGACGCTTTATAATGAGCGTGAAGAATTGTGGCCGTTAAAGAACAAGCTTGATGCATACAGAGAATTTACAGGCGAGAAAGAATCACTAACATCTCGAAGTGATAATCTTAAACTTCAAATAGAGAATATGAAGTTAAAGATTGAAAGTCTGCAGTCTGAAAAGGAACAGGCTGTGGCCGACAAGGAGAAGTACGAAAAGGCAGAAGGCGATCTCGAAAACAATAAGATGTACGATCAGATGATTAGCAATTGCCAGAATAACAAGATTGGAGTCGTAAAATCTTTGGAAGAACTGCAAAAAGATCTCTCGACTAATGATAGACTACTTGGAGCCGACCAGGGTATTCTAGAAAAGCTCTCTTCTCAAATATCAGAGCTTGAAGATCTTCGTGATATGTGCACGGCATTTGAAGTCTATGGCCAGGCTATGGGCAAGGATGGAATCGCTTACCAGATTCTTGCGCAGAAGATTCCAATGATCAATGAAGAGATTAACAAGATTCTCTCCAACTCTGCAGACTTCAATGTTCACATAGAACATGATCCGGAAGAACAATCCATCAGATTCTTTATTCAGTACGGTCAATACAAGAGTAGACTCTTGGAGTTGGGATCCGGAGCAGAGAAATTCTTAGGTTCTCTTGCTATCAGAGTTGGACTTCTAAACATGTCCAATCTTCCCAAGACAAACATGTTCATTATAGACGAAGGATTCGGTAAGCTTGATCCTAAGAATCTAGAGAGCATTCAGAGAATGTTTGACTACTTAAGAACAGTGTTTGAACATATCATCGTTATCAGTCACCTCGATACAATGAAGGACATGGTTGATAACATCATAGAGATTACAACTGACGATGAAGGTTATGCTCATCTAAATGTTGGAGGATAAAATATGTGGATTAAGAATACTGACGGAAAGAAAGATGCAGTTCTAACAATGGCTACGCTTGGATTTGCTGTGGTGCTCATAAAGGTGCTTCTAGGGGGTTCTCACTTCCACATAGGTAACCAGGAGGTTGTCATAGGAGTAATTGACGGCAGTGTGATCGGCGCCCTTCTGACCCCAACCTTGGGAGCATATGTGGCCCGCAGGTACACAGACAAGAAGCTTCCTCCGCCAGCGGAACAGAAGTGAGGATATATGGAAATTCCAGATAAAGTTGTCAAGATTACTTTACTTGTTTTTGTAGCTTTACTTCTTTCTGCTGTGATAATTGTTGGTGTAGTAAAGAAAGTCAATGATGATAAGGTAATTGAACTTCAAAACCAGATTGCGTCAAAGGATACTACGATAGAGACGCAGAAAGGTTTGTACGAAAAGTTATCATTGCAATCTGATGATCTTAAGGATCTACTTGACAAGAGTGACGCTCAAAATAAGACGCTCATCAAGGCTCTAGAAGCAAATAGAGAAGAGCTTTTAACTGCGAATTCACTTGTAATTAAGTGGAAGCATGCATATGAAGCTGAAGTTGCTGGTCACCAGACTGAAATTCCTCCCGTTAATCCTGGAGGAGTTGCACGCAAGAAGGTAGAATTCGATAAAGACTTTGGTTATCTTGTAGTTCACGGATATACTTTAACAGATCCTCCACAAGCATACATCAATGTTTCACAGGGTAGACCTCTAAAGTTAACGATTGCAGTTTCTCAGGATAAAAACGGAGTGTGGCGATCAAGAACTACATCATCTGAAGAAAACATGCAAGTTGAAATAGCTCTAGCTTCAGTTAATCCATTCATGTTAGAATCTCGTTGGTATGAGAATATTGGTGTTGGTGCAGATCTTGCCGGTGGTCAAGCTGGAACTGGATTCGGAATTTTAGCTGGAGTAGGTGCAAGTTATAAGATTGGCAAGTTCGAAGTTGGACCTCATGTCTGGATAGGTATCTCTGATAGAATTGATAAATATCTTGGCGTTCAATTCATTTGGCATCCTTTTGCGAGGTAATTGTGCAATCAAAACAAAAGTTTGTACTCTATAATCTCCGCGAAACATATCATGAACTAGGGAATTACGAGTTCAAAATAGTTCTAGATCCAAGATCTTTTAAAAACGGACATCTTTCAGAACTTCTATGTTTAGATTCAGATGGTAAACCCATGAAGTTTGAATATGAAAAATGGGGAAGAAAGATAAACTGTAAGTTTCTAATAGACAAGAGTGTAGCAGACGGAGTTTCTACTATCAAAATGAACTTAAAAGATGATAGTGGACATCAACATGAGGGTAGAGCCTCATTCTGGATTATAAAGCCTTGATATGACTAATGAATATAGAGTTCCAACATTCTGCCCTCAATGTGAATTTTTAATGAAAGGTAAGTCAACGTACACTTACATGGATCATGGTGTCTGCGTGAATTGTTTTATTCAATTTGTGGAAGGTAGAGAAGAAAGATGGAAGTCTGGATGGAGGCCATCGCCTGAACAACTTGAAGCTTTTAAGAAATCTATTTCAAGTTATTGATATCTACGTCACTTTTCCACAGCTAGCCTCTAGTTAGAAGTGGGAAACTTTCTTTTCGGAGCACCCAAAATGGATAAAAAGCCTGAGAGTTTTGAAATGACTGAATACGGTGAAGAGCACCGTCATTTAGATAAGACACTTTCTGTTATAACTGAGATAGTAAGAGATCAAGTTCATGATTCTCCAGCTGTTAATGTGAGGGTTACATTTACTGGAAACCTCATGAAGTTGACATATCATTGCTATGAAATGCACCTTCCAGTTAGAATGAGAGATGTTGAAGAGACTGCTAGAAAAGCACTAACAGAAACTGTAAAGAACATCAAGAAGGAATTTAAGTCTCGTACAAAGGAAACACTAGATCTTTCTGAAAAGAAGGAGATGGAGAATTACTCTGTACAGAAGGTTAGCTTGAATGAACGTTACATGTATGCTTCGTGGCGTTTCTTTGAGATTGGATAAATGAACAAATCAATTCTGCGCAATGAAATCATCATGTGCGGAAAGGATCCTTGTTACTTCATACGAAAGTATGTTAAGATCAAGCATCCTGTAAGGGGGCTCATACCCTTTACAATGTTTGACTATCAAGAAGAACTAGTTCAAGACTACGTTAAGCACCGTTTTAACGTAGTCTTAAAAGCAAGACAACTTGGTATATCTGAAGTCACTGCTGCATATGCAACGTGGCTGATGTTATTCCACAGAGAAAAGAATATCATTGTAATGGCGTCCAAGGCAGATACTGCCAAGAACATTATTCGTAAGGTTGCCACAGCTCTAAAGAAACTTCCGAAGTGGTTGATGTTGGCAGATGTTACAACCGATAATAAGTTGTCAATAGAACTAAGTAACGGATCAAGAATAGCTGCGATTGCAACGTCAGAAGATGCAGGACGTTCAGAAGCTGTTTCATTTCTTATCATCGACGAAGCTGCATTCGTCCAAAGATTCGATGAGTTGTGGACAGGACTTTATCCTACAGTTGCTGCTGGTGGTAGAGCTGTCGTGTTGTCTACTCCAAATGGCGTAGGAAACAAATTCCATCAGATTTATTCAGAGGCAGAAGAGGGTACCAACGACTTTAAGCCTCATGTGTTTATGTGGTGGAGGCATCCTGAAAGAATCTCTGACTTAAGAGACGATCCAGATAGAAAGGGTTTCAAGACATCGACGTGGCTTGTTAATGAAATCAAAGCAGCAAACATGTCTCCAAGAGACGTCGCTCAGGAACTTGAATGCAACTTTAATGCGTCTGGTGATACTGTCATAACGACAGAAGCAATGAATTGGTTGAGAGATGGAACGATGCAGCCAGCAGAGAGAGCTCACTGGGATAGGAATCTTTTTCGTTGGTTTCAAGCTCACGGAAAGGCAAGATACGTAATATCGGCAGACGTTGCCAGAGGCGATGGAAGAGACCACTCTGCTGCACACGTATGGGATGCTCAATCAATGTCTCAGTGCGCAGAGTATTATGGAAAGGTTCCAGTCGAAGAGTTTGCTAAAATCCTATGTGATCTTGGACATGAATACAATAATGCGTTGCTTGTTGTTGAAAATACGTCTATAGGTTTGGCTTGTATCGAACATATAAAACTTCTCAACTATGAGAATGTGTACTTCTCTAGAAGAGGAGATCAGAGACCAGGTGAAGCTGTTAATATGTATTGGGGACCAAACACTGAAGATCTTGTTCCTGGGTTCACAACTTCTCAAAAGAATAGATCGTTGATGATAGCAAAGCTAGAAGAGTATATAAGAAATAAAATCATCACGATAAGATCTGAAAGATTCACGGAAGAATTAAGAACATTCATCTGGAATAACGGTAGACCTGAAGCTATGAAAGGTTATAACGACGACCTTATAATGGCTGCCGCCATTGGTGTCTGGATTAGAGATACGTATCTATCACCGTCCTTTGCTTCTTCAGACATACAAGGCAAATTGCTTGGTGGAATAGAGATGGATAGGACATACAATAGTCAAATAAAAGGTGCCTCGAAGGATCCTCGTGCTTCTGCAAGCAATTCTCCAGCGCAGAGGGGTAATTATAAGGGTAGTATTGGAGCGAGAGTAAGACTACCAAATGGCATAACTGAAGATTTTAGTTGGTTGGTAGATGGTATCATAAGTAAGGGGTAAAAATGTTTGTATATGGATTGATTGACCCATTTTCAAAACAACTTCGTTACGTTGGTAAAACGGAAGTTGGAGCTTCAAGGCCTAAGGCTCACTGGACAAGTCACAAAAATAGAAATGACCGCTGTCATACGTGGGTACGATCTATTCTAAATAAAGAATCAATTCCGGAAGTAGAAATTTTGCAAAGTTGTAATAATAGAAATGAATTAAATGACGCTGAAATGTTTTGGATTGGATATCTAAAGATGACAGGGTGCATATTAACAAATATG